ATGAAAAAACTATTATTGTCATCACTCATTATTGTGAACTGTATTTTTGCTTCTTATGGTCAAATGGAGAAGAACGATACTATAAAAAGTAACCAGTTTCTCTATTGTGAAATTGTTGGTGAAAGTAACTTGTTGCAAACAAAGGTAAGAGTTGCCGTTGATTTTGGACAAGAAATAAATTATTGGACTCAGTATAGAGATAAATTTCTTGTAGATGAAAATGGGAAGAGGATAAAGTTTAATTCTATGATCGACGCTTTGAATTATATGGCTAAATTGGGATGGAAGTTTGAACAAGCGTATGTCGTTTCTACACAGAATCAACTTGTTTATCATTATCTTTTAAGTAAAAAAGGAACTCTTTCTGATGTAAAGAATGGATTGACTGTCAAGAGAGATCTGGAAGATTGAAAGGGTAAATACTCTGATAAATGAGCAATAACGGAAATTTTGTTACTTGGGTATTTTCTATTTCCTTTGTAGAAGATACTTAAATATAGAATACTCTCTCCCGTATTTCTCCCGGCATAAAATAGCGACATGGCCATAACTTATTGATTATCAATAAGTTATGGCCGTGTGTGTCGGGGTGAGAAGATTTAACATCACTTTTTTATTTTTGCTAACTTGTTTATAATTAATAATTTATTTTCTTTCTTTAGGGGATATTTTATGCTTTTTACAGCCAAGGGCTCTGCCGGCTAAACATAAAAATAGTCACTCTCTATTTTTTTCTTTCTAACAGTATTTGGATTGTACGCTCTTTCTCTTTTAATAATTGTTTAAGGTGTTCTATCTCTCTTCGACATTCATTCAATGATATGTCTCCAACGACTTTATTTCCGTTCCCATTCACATTGTGACCGATATGCCAGTGTTCATCAATTTCGACTTCTCTGTCATAGAAATAATCCATTGGCACTTTAAAAAGATCAGCTATTCGTTCAAGTTTTCTTGATCCTATTTCTGCGCCTTTCAAAGTATTCTCTAATGTCTGTACCGAAATCTCGACTCTCTGGCAAATTTCCTTTTTTGAATACTTACTTGAGTCAATTAAAGCAGCAAGTTTATCCGCTCTAAACATGGTTTTCGTTATTTATAGTGTGTCTAAATAATAGTATTCTTTGAATTTTTATCAAAGAATAATTTGATATATTAAAATAAAACTTTATGTTTGTATTGTAAATCTAATAATAATAATTTAATATTTAACATGAATATGGAAAAAAAATTAAATTCAAAGCAAGACGGAAATGCTTTACGGCATTATTTACGGAGTCTGCCGGTATGTGAATCTTCTCAAATGGCAAAAAGGCTGGCTGATGAATGTAAAGTACCTATTTACACTTTCAATAATTGGAGGAGCGGGTTGGTCCGTATACCAGAGTTGGCTAAAGATAAGATAGAAGAAATAGCGGGTCGTAAAATATTTCATAAATAAATAGATAACAAAATGAATGGGCTTGAACAAATTGTAAATTCCGCAATGGCAAAATTTAAAGAAGAATTCGGAGAAGATGCGAAGCTTGAAGATGGAGATAGATTTGTAACTGTATATAATGATGCTGTCCTAATAATTTCTCTTGAAAATCAACAATTGAAATTCGATATATTGGCAGGAACTCCCTATTTCGTTGATATGAATTTGAACTTAACAAAGTAATAAAACCGATAATGAATGTAGTCTTTAGAGGAAGTTCTCGAAGAGACAGCAGCATCCTTTAATGAATAGTTAGAAAACGACTTATCCATCAAAGAATGTGAAAAGTATCTCGCATCTTATCTTTTAGGTTGGTTTAAAAGTGTATGTAAAAGAGAGTATGAAGAATATGAAAGACACAAAAAAATGATAATATGTTAAAGTCTGATTTTAGTAAAAAATATCCTGATGTAGTTGTCCAGAATATGAATTTCGATATAATTCTTTCAAGAGCAGATATTGAAAAAAAAGTTTTGCTCTTGGTTAATAGCCTTGAAACCGGATTATTAGGATATGAAGTATCAGGTAAAAAATTAAAAGTATTTACCAGTAAAAAATTTAAACTTCAACTTGATACATTGACTAAAGGTAGTTCCGTGCTTGACGAAAATACGGGTCTTATAGGTATTATTACAAGCAATATACCTTTTGTCTGTTGCTGTGAGATGTGTATAAGGGTGGATTTTGGAACAGGTGGTGATGTTTATTCGTGTGTCTATTTTAAATAGATCTTTTAATCAATTGAAAGTGATTAAAAGAGTAATTATTTACGTGTCCTGTTACAGTTTCCAGAGTTAAATTACTTTCGACATGAAAAAATATATTCATATCCCATCCAAGCAAAAAATGCCTAAAATATCATATAGACATAGTCCGATCATGCAAGATACACCAAACCGATTTGAACTTAAAGATTTGTTTAAAACGGGAAAAGTTGATGTATCGAAATTAGCCTTTTGCGTTAATGTTTGCTATAATCTTGCCGATTTGATGGAAACCCTTGTTCTTGAGGCCGAATCAGAACTAAAAAAAGTAGGTTCGGATCTTGAATTGGAAATGCGCCATCCGATCGATCGTATGAAGATACACACCCGAGAGATGGTCAGGTTTGTTGATACCAGAACTTCCGAAAGATTTGCCGAGAGTTATGGTGAGACTTCAGATAAGCTTAAAGAGTTAATTATTGACTTTTATAAAAAACTACTTTAGAATGAGTGTTTTTGTAGATAAAGATCAAAGTGGACGAATCTCGCTTATGGAAATGTCTTATGGGGAAGCTGAAGTGTTATTACAGGCTTTGCGTTTCTATTTTGAAAGTAGATGGTTGCACACCAAATCTCCGGAAGAGCGGGAGATAAAGAGACTTATAAAAAATATAGAGGACATATTGCCCTCTATATTTTAAACCAAAAACTTTGTTTATGGAAACAAATGTCGGTGACAAAGATAAAAAAATTAACTGACCGATAACAAATAAGAATCAAATTATGAAAACCAAAACAATTGCAAAAGTAAATAACGTGGACATTGTATCTACAAATGACGAACAGATGGTAGCGATCAAACCTATATGCGAAGCGTTGGGAATTGACTACAAGGTGCAATGGCAAAAAATTAAAGATGATGAAGACCTCTCAGCAACTATGGTCCTTAACACCACAGTTGCAGCCGATGGAAAAGAACGGGAAATGTGCTGTTTGCCTGTCCGCTATATCTTCGGATGGTTATTCACTATCAATCCTGCAAATGTAAAGCCTGAAGCAAAAGAGGCTGTCCGTAATTACCGGAAGATGTGTTATGATGTACTATATGAACACTTTTTCGGCTCACAACAAAAACAGCTTGAGCAAAACCAGATTGAAATAAACCTGTTAGAGAATATCGCCAAGCTCGACCAGCAAAAAGCGGCTATCAATTGTGAACTGTCCGAGATGAAAAGAAAGTTAAACCAACTCCGAGAGGAACGGTTGAAAAATGAACCTTCACTTTTCTAATATTTAAAATTTCCCGCCATAATGATACAAGTTTCTGATTTTATTGTTATGTTTGTAGCGTCTAACAATTATATATCGAGAAATGCAGCGAGACGGCTTGCATTTATTCATGTAGGCATTTTTTATGTCCGCAGATTTTATTGTATAACCTCATATAGGTATTCGAATACCCCCGTGTATCCGCTTAATGGCGATACAGCATTTCTCGGTGAAAGTGTTAGACAACGGGACAGGTTCGGATACCTTTTGTTTTATACATTATGTTACAATTCACCGGTAATTCCAATGCAGAATTGTCTATCTGTAACGGAACGTCGGCCCACGAAACGGGCATCCGCTTCTTTATCCTTTCTTTGGACAGCAACACCCTACGTTACTACACCCCATTTGGCAAACGCCGTCGCAAGTCATCCGATTCAGCAACTATGCGCCAGGCACTCTGCAATGCGATGCTTTCTGAATATCCCGGTATCCGTCGAATCAAAATCAAGGATTGCGGCATCCGTTTCTATGCCCGAGTATGGATGCATTCCGGTCGTGTCATACACCACAAGGCATATTCGTTGCGAAACCTTGCCGGAATACTTTGTGAAAAGGTTGAAAACCAAGAAATCACTCTTTCATAAACTGAAAACAGAAAACGAAAAGCTACTCAAGTACCATGTATATAAGCGAAGATGATAAGAAAAAGATTTTAGACCGTACTTCTGATAAACTGGCCGAAGTGATCGGTCAGTTTACCACTTTGAGTAAGCACGGTACGGGTCAAGACCTTTTCGGAACTTGTCCCATTTGCGGGTCGGATAAGTTCGGGATTAATGAAAACAAACGGGTATTCCGTTGCCACAAATGCCAGCAAATCTCCGGAAAGACACCTATCGATTACCTGATGAAAGGGAAGAATTATTCGTTCCCCGATGCCCTGAAATGGCTGGCCGATTACTTTAATATCCTGCTTTCCGAACCACCTAAAAGAGAACCAAAGAAAAAGCTGAAGGACAAAATCTCCAGAGGGAAAAAGAAAGACGGATCGGCTCGGCAAAGCTACTGTGCCCGGATGCTTCAGGAGTCAGGACTGACGTTTGAGGATGTTACGGCTAAAGTATTTCATCAAGACAAGAATAAGACCGTTGCTCTGTCTCCGACCTTCTTTGCCGGTACGGTCGACAGTCACGGTAATATCGACCGCACCGGAGATGATGCTGTCATTGCCTATTATGACCTGGAGGGGCTACCCATTACCTACGAACAGAAAGATGCCAAAGGCCGGTTAACGGGAAAGACTAAAGAATATTTCCGCATCCGTTGGCAATTTCCCGACGAGCATCTGGATAAAGAGGGCAAGCCGTTTAAATATAAATCCCCATACGGAGCGGCGACATACGTTTATATTCCTGAACGTATCCGGGAGAGATATCGTAAAGCCGAGCCCATTCCCCGGTTGTTTATCCAAGAAGGAGAGAAAAAAGCCGAAAAAGCCTGCAAACACGGTATTATGAGCGTCGCCATTTCGGGTATCGGCAATATTGCCACCAACAAACGTCTGCCGGAAGATATTATCAAAATCATATCCGTCTGTAAGGTGCAGGAAGTAGTTTTCCTTTTAGACAGCGATTGGCAGGATATCTCGGCCAACATCAAAATAAATGACCGGGTCGACAAACGTCCACGAAATTTCTTTTACGCCGTCAAGAACTTCCGGGAGTATTTCCGTTCACTGAAAAATCGGGAACTTTACGTTGAAATTTATTTCGGTCATGTCCGGAAGAATCCGGCACAGGATAAGGGTATCGATGATCTTCTGGCCAACACTTTGTCGGGTAAGGAAAACGAGTTGCTCGATGACATCAATTACTGCATGAACGAGAAAGACTTGGCCGGTAAGTATGTGCAGTTTCATAAGATAACAACTTGTACCGACTACAAACTGGAAGAGCTTTGGTGTTTGCACTCCCCGTCCGAATTTGCCAAGCTCCACAAAGAAACCCTCAAGGACCTGCCCGAGTTCCTGATCGGGCGCAATCGATGGCGATTCAACGATAAGGGGGAGTTGGAAAGCGCACAACCCATTGAAAGCGATGAGAAGTATTGGGACGAAATCGAAAAACGAGACAGAGAAGGCAATACCCGTATTACATACGAATTTAAATACAAGCGTTCCCGTATCTTTCTTCATAACCGTGGATTCGGAAGGTATCAGCGATTGGATAATACCTTTGATTGGATCCATCTCGACCCGCCTACTGTCACCACTGTACAGCCTTGGGAGATACGAGATTATCTGGAAGAGTTTACCGAGATGAATGCTCCGGAAGATGTCCTGGAAATGATCATCAAGGGCGGACCTCAATACCTCGGTCCGGATAAACTTTCCGGTTTACCCTTTATTGTTCCGAATTTCACTAAACCCGAGCGGGATAAGCAGATGTTCTATTTTTCCAACATTTGTTGGGAAATAGCTAAAGATGGTGTCAAAGAGTTGCATTACTCCAACATATCGAACCATATCTGGAAAGACGAGCGCAACGAATCGTCCGTAACGCTGCTCAAGTCACCTCTTATACAAGTTTCGCAAGATGCGGAGGGCAAATGGTCTTATATCATTTCTCCGGAAGGGCAACGGTGCAACTTTTTGCAATTTCTGGTCAATACCTCCAATTTTACCTGGCGCAAAAAGAGGATGATCGATGAAGGGAACTGCAATATAACGCTGGACACGGACGAAGAGTATGAGAATATCGTCCATTTGGTCTCTAAACTTTGTGCTATCGGTTACATGCTGATGGACTGCAAGGATAAAGCTAACGCTCGGGCGGTGGTGGCAATGGACGGTAAGCAGAGCGAAGTCGGGGCCAGTAACGGACGTTCGGGAAAATCCTTGGTAGGAGAGGCGTTTAAGCATGTCCGTAAATCGGTAGTCATTAACGGGAAGAACTCAGAGTTGGCGAAAGATAATTTCCTTTGGGACGAAGTGACGGAGAAGACGAAGGTCGTCTTTATCGATGACGTACGGGCAGGATTCGATCTGGAATTTCTTTTTGCCAACATCACCGGAGACTGGACGGTAAACTATAAAGGGGGACGCCGTTGTACATTTCCTTTCTCTCAATCTCCTAAAATATACATAACGACCAACCACGCCCTCAAGGGCGACGGCTCTTCTTTCCGTGCCCGTCAATGGATTATCGCCTTTTCAGATTATTACAACGATAACTTCTCACCTCTCGATGACTTCGGTCAGCTTTTCTTTGACGAGTGGGATTTCGAGCAGTGGAATCTTTTCTGGAACTTGCTTGCCACATGCGTACAATTGTATCTGAAACACGGATATGTCGCCTCTCCGGGTGAACGCATTGAGATCCGCAAGCTCCGGCAGGAGATGACCGAGGAATTCCTGTCATGGGCGGAAGAGTATTTTTCCGATCCGGCGAAGCGGAACGTCCAGCTCGTCCGCAAGGAACTGTACGACGCTTTTCTGACCTATGTCCCGGAGCAGCGCAAATATTGCTCTCCTACCGCTTTCAAACGCCGTATTATCAAATATTGTGAATATAAAGGTTACCTGTTCAATCCGCAGAAGTATGACCGCATCACCGGACTGCCGATCTATCTCGATAAGGACGGCAATCCGGTAATCGATGACAAATCTTCCGGAGTCGAGTATTTCACCATCGGGGACGATAATTTCGTATCTGATGCTGCAACAAACAATGAGTTAACCGATTTTATAGAAGGTAACGAAGAATTATTATAAAAATGGAGTCTGATAATCGTATATATCGCCTTACTGACAAAAAGGAAATAGATGCTTTTGTGGAACAATATGGCTCGAAATTTCTTCAATTTAAAGCAGATGTATATACGAGACTTAAGGGACTACCTTCCGGTACATTTTTTAAACCCGTATGGATTGATATTTTTACCTTGGTAAAAAAAGAACATTTGTTATCAGCATTTATTAAATGTGCGTGTTTATTCATGCTTGAGAATAATACTATTAAAGAGTTTTGGGAGTTTGATGATCATTATCTGCATATAAGACATATCAAGGAAGATCCGGAAAAAGAAATAAATTACAGCGCAATACAAAGATGGTATGGAAAAAAGTAATAAAATCATGGTAGTAATAAGTCCTGACCCGGTTGCCCGCGACCGTATGTTGAAGCGGCTGATAGTCCGTCTCGGCTTTGCCATCACTCCGACCGATGCCGGCAAGCTCATAAAGCGGTCGGTACACGATATTGATTTGCCGAATGCCTATTTCGTCATCGCCGACTTGTACAACTTCAGAGCAAGCCCTATTACCACACAGCGACTGTATGAACTCGCAGCCCGTGGCATTGCCGTTGTCGTCGGAGTTAAAAAGTTACCGCCGGAATTCGAGTTTATTTGTACCGCATTTTATCCGGAATAAAGTAGTATTCATTAAGTACGCTATTTAAAAGAGATTTTTCTTTTTGAAAGATCTCTTTTTTTTGCATTTCCCCTCGCACCCCTTAACCTATAAACAGTCGCTTTCGGACAACAGTGCAACGCAAAAAAACGGGCGACATACAATATATATTCTTTATTCTTATATTTTTTACTTTTTGAAAAGTACCCCTTCAAAAAATGAGAAAAAAATCGTGCTTTCGTGCGGAACGAAAAATATTCTCAATAAATATTTGATAATCAAAATATTATGCAAGCACGATTTTAGCACAGAATTAGCACGAATTGCACAAAACAAATCGTGCACGATTTTTTGTGCTCCGCACGAAATCTAAAAACGGTTTTGTGCTAAAATCGTGCTGATTTAATCGTTTGATTTTTAGTTATTTGTGTTCTTGAATTGTACCGAAAAAGATTTTGCACGATTTTTTTCCTATGTTTTCTCAAGGGGTAGTTTGGGACACATTTTCTCTTTTTAGCTGTCGATATTTGTCTTTTTGGATAATGTTTTGTATCTTTATATTTGATATTCAGTAATTTAACTATGATAAAAACCAGAATAGAAATTACACCTTATTTGGCCGAGTACCTTACCTGTAAGTTTTACGATCCCGAATCCGATGCCGTTCGAATTCCGGACACGAAAGATCTGTACCATACCATTTGGGATTTAATGTCGAAGCGACCGGATAACGCGGTCGATACCGGAAACCTGACGTTAGTGCTTCCGGACAGGCGGACGGGCAAAGATCCTGAATACTATAATTATTTGGGAGAACGGTCGGCACGTATTATCGACAAGCGGGTCAGGGTGATGTTCTATGCCGAGTTGCATGATCGTTTGGATGAGAACAAGCATCGGTACAATATCGAGTATATCGATACGGTACATCATTTTATGTGCAAATACAATATCACATCTATCAGTGAAGACGGCTTGCTGAAAAATTACTACCGCTGGAGAGACAATGAGCGGAAGAAGAAAGCCAAGCGAGATTATAAAAAGAGGTTAAATACACCTTGATTTATCTCCGACATAACGTATTATTTTGTCCGTTTTTTGCGGAAAAATAAACGGAATTTTAACGTAAAATAGAGAAGTGTTTAATTTACAATATATTACAATGAATGAAATTTGCAACATTTTACGAATTTATAAACTGTCTCAACTCAAGGCTGTGACAGAATCGGAGGTTATTCCCAAATCCGGAGAAAAACCGTTGACTGTTTATCCCGACCATTTAGATCTGGAACTGTCTCCGGATCAACAAGACGGCGGATTATTATATAAGATCGAGCAAACCATACCGGTTTCCAAGTTGCCGGAAGATGAAGCCGTGCTTTTCCCTATACCGACTCCCTCGATTATAGAGGGTGAGAATACGACCGGGGAAAAGGTCATTATCGGGACACCCGAATGCCCGGCATCGGTATATATCATTCCGCACCTTCAAAAAGACCAGCTTTCGGTTACCTGTTCGATGCAAAAATCCCCTTTTTAAAAGCCTTCTTGCCTTATTATAGTCCTTTAGAACCCTTGCTTATTACACGATATTCGTGGTAAATATACAAGGGATGAACGAAAATTCTTTATTACAGCTTCTTCTTTCACCTGCGCATAAACTCCTCTGTACCCAAGAAGAGTTTGTCGCCGCCATAATTTCATGTTTTCCCGTAGCTGCCCAAAAAAGTTTTGCAGACATTGTTTCCACTATCTCCAAAGGCTTTTACTCAGAACCTCTCACATACCGGGATTCTGTAAAGAAAGAACTGCAAGCGGTTTCCCGACAAAGCGAGATCTCCGTGACCGATGATTTCGGTTCGGATACTCTCGACCCGGACTCTTTGGCCTATCATCGCATCAAAGGGATGATACTTTCCGATACCCGTTATGGTTTCTCGACAAAACAATTTGCCGAAGATCTTCTGACGGCCGATGCCAATCCTCATATTTCCTGCCATTTTCTGCATATCACCTCGGGAGGCGGTGAAGCGTGGTATCTCGATCGTGTGTCCGAGATATTGCGCACTCTCGATAAGCCGGTCTATACACTGATCGAAAAAGTGTGCGCTTCGGCAGCTTATTATATCGGTTGCCACGGGGTGCAAGTAAAGGCAGTTACGCAAAATGACACTATCGGCAGTATAGGGACAATGGTATCGTTTTACGATATCCGCCCATATCTCGAATCTCTCGGACTGAAATACATTGAAGAATACGCCTCTAAGTCGAGACTGAAAAATAAAAAATTCAATGATTTGGTTGCAGGAAAACCAGAACAGTATATAAAAGAAGAGTTAGATCCGCTTCAAGTGCAGTTCGAGGCAGAAGTGCGCCGCTCCCGGTCTGCGTTGGCAGCATTAGACCCGGAACATCCTGTCTTTCTGGGAGAGTCTTTCGATGCTGTTCATTCCGTAGAAAACGGGCTGGTCGATGGTATCGTTACCATGCCTGAGGCCATGAATGAAGCCTACGGACTCGGGAGAGAGTGGAGCAGGAAAAATAAAATGAGACATCAAGCCTATTCATTCATTTAATACTTCACAAAATGTTTAAAAAGCAATTTCAACAGATTATCAACTCGCTGGGATTAATGCAAAAAGCAAAAGACCGGCAACTTACCAAAGAAGATTGGGAGAGCATATCCGATTCGTATAAAGAGACCTATGGTGTCGATTTTTACGAAGACATGCAGCAGGCGAAAGAGAAAGCCGGTGAAGCCGACCGACTTTCCAAAGAGCATGCTCAGGCTCTTGAGATCCTGAATGCCATGGAGGAGAACACCGGTTCGGACAAGGAATCCGGTGATTTGCTGGAAAAAATGAACAAGTTTGCTGCCGGCATGCAGAAAATATCCAAAGAAAATGCAGATTTGAAAGCCGCACTGGATGCCATGGCGTCTGCCGCAGTTCCTGACGTTCCCGTGGCTACTGTACAAAAAAGGCTGTCTGTTTTTGGTCCGGGAAGCACCGAAAAGCATCTGTTCGGTATCGAAAACCCTCTGTTCGACATGTCCAAACGCTGGAATAAAATATCTGCCAATCCGGCTTTTGCCCTGACCTCAGACCCGGATGAAGATACCGACGGCCCGGCATTCCAGTCTGAGGTGCGTAATTTCGGTAAATCGATGGCTGCCCGATATCGGTATCTTAAAGAAAATAAGCTGCTCGACCCTAAGAAACTGAACGAAGGTTTCGGTTTCGATACGGCCGATCTCTCCAATGCCGGACTCGGCGATCAGTATGTCGTACTCCGTCAGGATGCCCTTATCGCACGTATTCTGACACTTGAGACCGTTTATCATATTTTCCCCCGCCGTTCGGGTATTCAGGACAGGGAACTGATGACGAACGCTTTCTTCAGCAAATTCTCTCAGGCATATCAGCCGGGCAAGGTGTGGAAAGGAGACGTCAAGCTCCAGCCGGAAATGGCGCATGTAGATGATGCGATGTTCAAAACACTGTTCGGGCCGATGAAAGAAATCGAACGTCAATATATCGGTTATCTGAACACCGATGGCTCCGATCCGATCAAATGGAGCATGATCGAATGGCAGCTTCTGAATATTTACACGGCTTTGGTCAATGAACAAAACGAGCGTCGGATTTTGGGCATTTATGTCAAACCCGAAGAAGGTAAGCCCGGCCATCATCTGAACGGATCTACCGGTTACGTATATACGCTTGTCCGTTATATCCATGAAAATAAACTATTGCCTCACTCCGATGACGCATATAACGCCTATACCAAGACGACCATGCTGGATGCCGTGCAGGAATTTGTCAGCGATGTGCGGGAGACGGTCGATAAAGGGCTGGATATCGAGAAGTTCGAGATACTTTTGAATAAAAACCATCGTTCATGGTGGCGTAAATGTATTCGTGCGCAACACGGTAAGGAGATGGATTTCAAGGGTGTCGATGGTCTTACCGATATTATTCCCGATACAACGATTAATATCCGCTGGGTTCCCAATATGGGACAGTTGAAGCTGATCTGTCTTCAGGAATCCGGAAACCAGCAATGTCTTGAGTTCGCTCCGGGTGAGATGTTATCGGTGAAGATAAAAGAAGATATGGAACAGGTGGTTTGCTGGTCGACCTGGAAAGAGGGTTTTTCCGCTTCTTACGTCGGACAGGCTTTCGATACTCCAACCAAATTGGTCGAGAACAACTATAAGCTGCAGCGGGTATTCATCAACAAACCGTGCGTCACCTTAGCCGACAAAGCTACATCGGCTGCGGCTAAAGACGGATTCTGGTTCGTTACTTCAGATAATACGGCGGCAACCGCATTGACCGATATTGCCGGTGCGGAAGAAGGAACGGCCTATATCATTGAATGTGGCGGGACAAAAAATGCAACGACAATCGCCAAATCCGGGAAGTTCGATTCTATCACGGCGGCATGGACTCCTACCCAATCGGGAGATTATATCATGGTTACGCTCAACAGATCCGATAAATTCGTCGAACTCGAACGACAGGTTGGAGGCGTCCGTACCATCAATAAAAGCCTGCAACCCAATATTCCGGGAGCACGATAATGTATGATTCAACAGAAGCGGGATTTATTTCCCGCTCCTTTTAATATTCACATTTTTAATTTTATGTTATGAAGACAAGACAATTGATTTATTCAAAAAAGAAAGCCGAACATGCCAGATTATCTATTCTGACAAAGTTTTTCTGTTCGATTATGGCATTGATCGCCATTGCAGCGGTAGCCTCCGTATTTTTAGAACCTGAAAGTGCTCAAGCTTCGGTCGGTATATTGACCGGAACATCTTTTGCCTCGATGGCCGTCATCGGAAATATTAAGGATGTTCCCGATATCGATGTCTCCGGATCTGCCATTGCTTATAAAGTTTATTTGGTCGAGTTATCCCAATTAGACGAGAACGCTCAGTTCCCGAAAGCCAACGCATCCCGTGAGATGACCACCATTCCGTTGGCAGATGGTGAATATATGCACTATTTTGAAGCGCATGATATTCCCACATTCGGCAGTACCGGTGAAAAAGGTGATCTGACGATCGATCCGACCAACACGTTCACCATGATTATGGGAGGAAACCACGACCAGCTGCTCAATTTTATCGAGCAACATGTCGGAGGCAAGTTTATCATTATCTTCCAGGAATGCGAATCGCCCAACAAATATATTATCGGAAATCCGTGCAAGCCGATGATCCTTAAATCCTATGAACTGAAAAACGATAAAGACAGCCGTTCGGTTACTTTTACCTTTGAAAACAAAACCATCCAGCAGCCTAAAAAGTATGTAGGAGATATTGTTACCAAGGCTCCGGCAACACATACCCAAGGGGCAACCGCATTAGCCGTTCAAGCAGGAGTCAATACTTATAAGATTCCGGGAGGCAGTTCCGCTACATACGCCATTGCGACCGTATCGGGCATAACAGCGTCCGATAAAGGCCGAGTGATCACCCTTGAAGGAACAGGCACGGAGAATGCCGCGACGATTGCCGACAATACCACCTTCATTTTGGAAGACGGTGCGACATGGACGGCTAACACCGGCTCTCGGATCTCTTTCCGGATATTGGATGCGACCACTTTGGTAGAGGTGCAGGGGACAAGAGTACAAACCGCTTAATGTTCGGCTTATGTACAGCTTTAAAGAAAAGAGCAGAATACTTAAAGAGTTACTGAACCCGGCATTCGGAGAATCGGATCTCTCTCTGCTTCGTCGCTTGTCTCCGGAAGATTCGTTGATCGCTACGGCACAGGTTTCTCCATCCCGGAATGCAGAAGCCGTCTTGTTTAGGTTATTGGACTTGACGACACGGGAAGAGATCAGGTTGAACCGCCGGAATCTCGAGCAAAATTCCACTAAAGCGGAGAACGGCGGTGACTCTGTTGTCGAAGTAACGGAAACATCCGGAGAGCAACGGACATCCCCGAAAGCCGGAGAAAAAAAAAGCTCCAGAAAGAGCAAGAGTACCCGAATATCCGGTGGAAAAGGCTCTGTGAAGACAAAAACGTCCAAATAGCGACACTCATTTATAACGACCGGGTAAATACTTACCGGGAAATGGCGGTTCTGGACACTGAACTCGAAAATAATCCTACCGATGCCAAGGTGGCGAGAATGGCCGAGCTCAGAATCCGGAACCTCCTTTGTTTTTCCGAACTGCAATCTTTCAATGATACCGGACAGTGGAGAAACAGACACCCGTTTGTCGTGCATCGGTCAGAAAGATGTAAGCTTGAGGAACTCAAGCGGCGAGATCCGGAAGGCTTTCTCCGGAAATATGCCAATTGCAGTTATAATATCAAGCGATACAACTCATTTTTGAAAAAAGACGGCCGGAGTGATCGGCGGGAATCGGACAAAAAAAATCTTATTCGGTATCAGGAGTTGGAGACTATTTTTAAAGATATAATCAGTAATGAAACAGACGATAATCGTTCATAATCTGGGAGAGCTTCCTACAGCTCCGCTCGATGACTTTAACGAGCTTCAGGAGGATTTTAAATTGCCGGATTCGGAAAAACTGGCCAAACTACAGATGCTTATCCTCACGCGTGGTTTCAAGTACGCTTTCAAAGCGTGGAAAGATCCGGACGGAAAATTGTGGATCATCGATGCCCATCAGCGGAAAAAAGCGTTGACGGCTCTTCGGAAAGCCGGTTTTGAGATACCGGAAATTCCGTATGAGCCTATTTATGCCGAAACGAAAAAAGAGGCGGTAGAGGAGATTGCGGCTTATAACTCCGAATTCGGCCGGAAAAATCCGGATACGCTTCTTTTTAAGAAATACGAGATCGATACGGATACGATGGAAAGGTTCGATCTCGGTTTCCGACCGGCAACTGTTGAGTTGGGAGTAAAGAAAGAAAGTCTTTTTGATGTAAATTCAACGGAAATACAAGAAAATGAAACCGAATTGAATATGCCGTCCGAAGATTCCGGTTACATTTCCAAACCCGGTGATATCTGGTTATTGGGAGAGCACCGGCTGATGTGCGGTGATTGTCGGGAATCGAAGGCGGTAGAGGTTTTGATGAATGGCCGTAAGGCGGATATGTGCCTGACAGACCCTCCTTATAACGTGTCGTATGAGGGTAAGACGGAAGACGAACTGACGATCGATAACGACAGCATGGAGAATGACTTGTTCAGGGTATTCCTCCGACAGGTGTTCACGAATATGTTTGCTGTGTTGAAAGACGGAGCTCCGGCATATATTTTTCATGCCGACAGTGAAGGAGAGAATTTCCGTGCCGCTTTTCGGGAAGCCGGGTTCAAGTTCGCCCAGTGTTGTATCTGGGTGAAGAACAGTATCGTGATGGGCAGGCAAGATTACCAGTGGAAGCATGAGCCTTGTCTGTATGGCTGGAAACCGGGTGCTGCTCATACTTGGTGCGGTGACCGCAGACAGTCTACCGTCTGGAACTTCGACAGGCCGCAGAAAAGCGCCTTGCATCCGACAATGAAACCCGTTGCTCTCATGGCTTATCCGATCCGGAACAGTTCAGTTTCCGGAGCTCTGGTGATCGATTTCTTTTCCGGGTCAGGTTCTACCTTGATGGCGTGCCAGCAGATCGACCGGGTCTGCTATGCGATGGAGATCGATCCCCGTTATGCCGATGCGACCGTTTCCCGTTATCGGATGATGTATAAAAACAGTCCGGTGCGCCTGATCCGGGACGGTATCGCTCTTTCTGCCGGTGATACTTATAGACTTCTGAACCGGTAAAACATGGATTATGCGACTCAAATACGGACATTCGGTGCATTGGGATATTCACCCGAACGCATTGCCAATATACTGGGCCTGAAAGGGACGGAGCGGGAAGAGGTCATCTCCCGGATACGTACCTCCGGAGATCCCTATAATTCGGCTTATCTGTATGGGAATGCGGTAGGAGAGTATAATATCGACGCAGAGTTGGCGAAACAGGCCGAACAGGGAGACATCGACTCGATCGAATCGCTCGAGACCCGGAAAAAAGAACGCACCCATCTGGATTTGAAAAGAAAGTTATTCGGTATATGAAATATTTGGAGATCATAGAAAAGCTGCATCCTGACATTATACACCATTTCCTGAGCACGGGCGAATGTCAGGGTATTCCTGTCGAAGTGCAGCGTTTTCTCAAGCAGATGCAATGGGCGGCCGAGATATATGAGTATGAACGGAACATTACACGGGCTGCCGGTATGCTGCGCAACCGCATCAAGGCGCAGCAGGGGCTCGATGTGGATGTGCGCACCTGTAAGAGCCGTATTTATTCGGCGATCAACTATTTCTCCATAGATAACAATGTCTCTGTAAAGGTCTGGGAAAATGATTTTGCCGATAAGTATGAAGACTTGGCACTGCTTGCCATCGATGCCGGAGAGTACAAGACCGCCAAGGCCTGCAAAGATGCCGCTTTGGAATGCCGTCGTCGGGCGTGCGAGGCTGCGGAAAAAGACAGTGCGTGGGCTCCGGTATTCATCATTTCTCCCGAAATCACGCCCGAAGAGCTGGGTTTCTCGAAACGGAGTCTCAAGGAGATCGCCCGGAAGTCGAACGAGGGTTTTTATATCAATCTGATAGAGTCCTTGCCCATCGAGAACGATGAGAAAAAGCGGTTATTGTCTGACGCGAATATTCAAGAAGCGGAATTTACGGAGGAACTGAACGATGAATGATGAAGAAAACAACGGATTCGATCTTGAGTCGTATTATATGAATCTGGTGCAGATACAGGCAAACCTGATCGATGCGAATGTCTTGTTTGCGGAATGGGCACGTGCTACCGGAAAGACGGAAGGAATCACTACGCCCCGCATCATTCGGGTGGCGAGCGATATGCCGGGAGAATTAGGTTTTCTGGTACATTCTACTTATACAGCCCTGTTTACCAACGTATGGCCTAATATACAGGCCTCTTTCAGCCGTCCGATACGAGGGGGACAGCGGCCTATGCTGGAGTACGGTGTCGATTATGTGGTAGGTGAGACGAAGATCCCGTCTCATTTCAGAAAACCTCGTTACCCGATCGCTTATCCCAAGCATTCGATTCTTTTCAGGAATGGTTTTCACTTGCAATTGGTATCGTCCGATCAGCCCGATTCCGTTGCCGGACGTTCCGGAGTACACGCCTTTATCGAGGAGATGAAACACAATAAGGGAGAGAAGCTGAAAACCCGTCTGTTTCCTTCCTTGCGGGGTTCTAACGCTACTATTCGCCGGAGCTCTTATTACCAAGGTATCACCGGTGTGTCGGATACCGCCCGTGTCGATCTCGGAGAGGATAACTGGTTCGAGGATTATGAGAAAAACATGAACCGGAATCTTGTCGAGGAAATAGCGACGGCGGCCTTACACGTCAACCGGTATCTGTTCGAGTTGTACCATACCGAACGGTTGCTCCGGCAGGAAAAGAATCCCGTCGCACTCGAGAAACTCCGGTTGATGCAGGAGAAGCAAAAACGTATGTTGGCTCTTTGGCAGCCCCGTCTGGCCGATATGCGGCGGAACGCCACCTATTATATTCGTGCCAGCTCGTTCGCCAATAAGGAGATATTGGGAGCAAAATTTTTCAAGACACAATATGAGTCGCTCGACATCGATGAGTTTCTGACAGCGATTTGCGCCATTCGCAAGAAAGCGGTCGTGAACCGTTTTTTTGCCACATACGCTCCGAGAAAACACCAGTATTCCGGAGACCAGAGCTACAAATACGCCTCTATCCTGAAACTCGATCTGAAGGAACATTTCCGGTTGACGGCTTTCTATCTCAAGCAATATAATCCGGACGATGAAATACTGCTCGGCTATGATCCCGGCCACTTCTCCAGCCTTGTCGTGGCTCAGGAGAAGAAAAACGGTTCTGAACTCCGGGTGATAAAAGAATTTACCTGTTATTTCCCTTACCAGCAGCCCGAACTGGCTCAATCGTTTTACGAATTTTTCGGCAGTGACGCCCGTAATAAGCATATCAAACTCTACTATGACCGGGCGGGGAACAAACGGCGGGAAGAACTGGAACAGATAACGACCGATGCCCGGATACTGAAACGGGAGCTGGAGTCTTTCGGTTTCGACGTCGAGCTGATGAACGAGGGACAGCGCACCATTTACTACTGGCAGCAATTCAAACTGTTATGGTTAGTATTCGGAGAGCAGACAAACGCTTTCCCTCATGTGCGTATCTGCGAGAATGAATGCAAGAATCTCTGTTCGGCGATTATGCTTTCTCCCCTGAAAAAGACAGAGGGACGCATCGAGCTGGACAAGACCAGCGAAAAGAAAGTCCCGTTGAAACACCAGGCGGGGCTCACGACACAACTCCCTTCCGCCCTTATTTATTTGCTGTACGGTCTGTATGGCGACCGGTTATCATCCGATTTCATGAATATTCCCGATGACTTGCCGGATAATATCGTGCTGTAGGAGCTTGTGAGTTAAAAAATGTCTCAGAGGAGAATAACATACGGTTTGTCAAGGAAAAGCTGTCATCCGGTCGCTGAATTGATTTTGACGGAGAAAAAAAAGTCCTCGCAGCGGTTCAATCTGCGGGGACGGGTGTCAATTAAAACATCTCTCAAGATATGGAGAGTGAACCGATTTTCTTGCTGATATCTTGAAGGGCAAAGTTGAAAGTCTCTATATCTTTTTTACTGAGTGTATAGACTTTTCCCCTTACTTTGTAACCGTAAATGCGCTGTTGCAGCCATGCGGCGCTTTTTCCGAAATATTGGCGTGCGATATAAGAACAATCTTTTTTATCCAGATTGATATATTTTCCCAAAAAAAATAATTTTCTTTTTGTCATTCCAAAATAAATCAACAATTTTGTATTGCCCTTTAAATTAGTGATATAGACTGAGGATAGGATATAGATCCCTTTTCAAGACGTAATCCGTAAAATCGGGTTAGGGTTACACTAATACCTTTGGGCACGTTTTGATAAGGGATTCATTATATAAATGGATGGAATATTTGGATTTTACCTCTTTAATAGAGGATATAAAAAGTTTAAATAACCAACAAAATTATTGGATGGTGCGTACCATGGGGGGTGCATATTACCGGGAATTTGTGAGAGGTGGTTATATTGCTGTTGGATATAATAATATTACACTTGCCGACCTGAATCATTTACCTGAATCTGATAATTTGGCAAAAGAAGCATTGAAAATAAAATTTAATAATCAATATCCTGATATTCGAAATTCAGGTTATCCCGTTGCTCAGATTTTACGCTTTTCTCGGGAAATTAAAGAAGGAGATGTTGTAATAATCCCTTCTACTGGAGCTTCCCATGTAGCTATTGGTATTGTTGTAGGAGAAATGTATGAAGAAATACATCCTTTTTTAGATGATGAACATCATTGTGATTTTAAGAAAAGAAGATCTATAAGTTGGAGACATGCCTGTCGTAAAGAAAGTTTACCTCCAACCTTACAGTTAATGTTCAATTCTAGACATATTCTATCTGATGTAAAAGGTTATGCTTCTTATATAGATAGTGTTATACATGACTGTTATGTCAAGGAGGATATAATGCATTTGGTTTTGAAGATTAGGGCGAAACATGAGGTCTCGTTAGAAGATTTTTGCGATTTGAAAGCGATATCATCATTGATTGAGGATTTCTGTCAAAAGTATCAAACGGAATGTCGCGGAACATTAACAATGAAGATACAAATGGAATCACCCGGTTGGTTACGTTTATCGACTAAAACTCTTGGATTGTTACTTCTATTTGGTTTGTTTACGATTGCAATAACAGGAGGTGGTCTCCAATATAAAACAGACGAAGGACTGGAACTTTACACTACCGGAATTGGAGGGGTTATTAATGATTATTTAGATAGGAAGGCTGATCGTGAATTAGTTAAAGCGGCAGCAAGGGCTATGGATTCATTAAAAATTAAAGCTCCTGAAGATATGCGACCAATAATAGAAATTCTTAATGCTAAGAATAAAGGCAGACGTGATTATTAGAGCTATGCCGGGAAATAATAAAGAGGAATGAGTAAAAGTGCTATAATAATACCGATTATGACAATTCTGTAGTCGGTATTTTTTTTGTACCTCCAATCCCATGATATACAACATACTATACATTGTAACAATAACATGATACTGGTACTGATAACAATGAAAGTACCCATGAAAGCCAATATATCTCTAATTAAGTCAACCATGGTTTCTTAGAGCTTTATGTTGCAAATATAGCGATTAGATAATGTGGAAATGAATCTTTTAACATAAAATAGATACAATATTGCAATTTTTTCCCTTGTTTATTTCAAATATGTTTCTCATATTTGCAGTGCTTACCATTTGAGACAGGCGAGAAGGCTCGCCATATTTGCTGCGGGCATTTTTTGTGCCTATGGCTTTCGATATAGTTCCGTCCCGTGT